CCGCAAAGGTGTTGGCGACAAAATGCCGTCCGGGCATCTGCCGCGCTTCGGGCCGATGGGCGTAAACACGCAGCCTCTTGCCTGTGCGTTGCCTGTATGCCTGGCGCTCGGCTCTGGTTGTACGGTTGGTTGTTACCTCGGTGCCTTTGGTGCGGCCGGTGGCGGTGTAGCCGTATTCCTGGAATGGCCCGTAATATGCGCCTTTCGGGTCGTTGCGGGATTTTCCGGGGGCTATGCTGATGAATACGCCCACCTTGCCGTTATTGCGCGCGCGGTTTATTTTTGAGTTTTTGACTTTGATAGCCCGGCGCAACCGCCCGGTTTTTTTAGGTGCGGCGCCGCGGATGTTTTTCAGCATGCTATTTGCGCCTTGGCGCAAGGCCATTTTTGTGACGCGTTCCGGCAGGTTTCGGTTAAGTTCAGCCAGCGCGCGGTTAAGCTCGGCGACGCCTCGGAGATGGATACCTATTTCTTCGGTCATTTTTTGCTGCGCTCCTCTTGTATGATCAGGCGCATCAGCCTGATCATTGGCTCTGTGTCGGTTATGCCGAGCATTTCGGCAATGATCGGGAAGCCTGACCAGTCGATGTCTCCGCCCATTAAATTCAAGGCTTCGTAAGCGATGCTAAGTGTTGCCGGGATTGCCGCGCTAGATAGCGCCCCGGCACTGCGCTTGCTCAGGTCTCGGCACTGATACCAATCTCGGGCTTTTTTTCCAGCGCCTGCTGGGCCTCTATATAGTTAATCCAACTTTCCAGTGTTTTGTAACCTAGTTCGGTGATTATTTCCGGGTAATCCTGCACCCACAACAGGAACAATTCCCTGTCGAATGCGATGCTTGAGCCATCGCCACCGGGGATGATGTCCAGCTCGGTCATGCCCGGCCAGTCAATTACGAAGCGCTCTATGGCTGATTGGGCCAGTCTCGACCAGGTTTTATCTTGCAACGAAAATCGGCTATCCGCAATCGCTTGCAGCGCTGTGCTGGATAGTGGTTCGTTGCTGATGTCGGTCAGCCAGTCCATGGCTTGCATGGGCGTTGGACGGGTAATAGTAAAGGTTTTTTCGCCCGCCTCGACATTGAGTTGCCGGGATTTTTTCAGTTTTTCTATGATTGACATGGTTTATGTTGCGTAATAAGTGGGTGCGCCTGAGGCGGTGATATTAATGGTGGTTTTTACTTTTTGCCCTGTTGATCCCTTGGGTATTCCGCTCGCGCCGATGTGGCCGTAAAAGGCCATTTTGTAGCCGTTTTGGAAAGTGAATAAAAATGCCTGCGGTGTGCGGTTTGTTGATGCGGCGATGGCGGCTTGTAGCGCGGTGTCGGCCAAGTCCCATGCCGACTCGAAGCTAAAGCCCATTGCTGACGGCATGCCCGGTTCTTCGGTTTTGCCGTGGTCGTGGATGGAGGTGGTGTCGATCATGCTGAATTCGCCGCCGGTGGCTGAAACATCCATCAATGTCGCAAATGCGGTACCGAAGGTGATTTTTTTGGCGGTGCCACTGGTGAATGCAGCGTACGCGGTGGTGTCTTCGTCTTCCAGCTGGAAGGTGTCGGCGGCGACTGATGCGCCGCGGAAAACCCGGTTATTGACTTGATCCATGCCGGTGGCTGACAGTAGTAGATAGTCGCCGTTGGCGTAGCTGTGCGCTGTTGATGTGGCTACGGCCGGTGAGGCTTTGGTGATCGATGAGATGACTTTAGCACCGGCAAATGCCGATGACATGGCGACTCTGACGCCGATCCAGTTGGGTGATGACATGGTGTTGCTCCGGTTTAGTTGGGTTCGGTGGTTTCGTAGGTGATGGCGTACGCCAGCACTGTTTCGGTGACTTCCAGTTTTTCTTCGTCCGTGGGTGCGGGCGGGAAATTGATGTCGATCAGTTGCAGGTCTATTGTGTTCGCGGGTTGGCTGACCGCTGCTTCGATCAGTTCGCTGTAATTATCAATATCGATCTCCAGTTTTTCGTCGTCCTGTGTGGTTTTTGCGAAGGCCGAGATGTGGATGGTTAGTGTTCGCTGTTGCGGGCGCGGGTGCAGGGTGAATGTCTGTGTTGTGATGGCCTCCGAGGCTGAGTACAGCGCTACGCACGGGTAGCCGTTTTTGGGCTGGGTGCGCTGGTTATATACGCGTCTCGAAAACGCCGGGATGGTTTTTAGCTGGGCCTTGAGGCTGTTAATGATGTCGCGGCGGGACATTACAGACCCAGTGCGGATTTTTCCGCGCGGCCCCAGGCCCGACATTCTTCGACCCATGCGTTCCAGGCGTCGGTTTCTGCCGACGGAGCTATGCGCAGACATTTTATTTCGTCGTCAGCGCTGTAGCGAGTGCGGATTTGTTCGGTTACTCTGGTATTGATCAGTCGATAATGTGGGCTGGCGGCCTTGATTGCGTCGCGTAACTCTGGGGTCATTGTCACTGTCTGGATGCTGGTTGCAATCTCGGCGGGCTGATCTGTTGGCAGCGTTGCGGCATCAGGCAGGCTGATGTAGGTTACTCCGTCAATGGTAGCCAGCTCCGTGCCTATCGGGCTGTGTGTTGCGGGATCTTCCGGTAGGTGCAAGGTGCGGGTGGTTTGCGCGTCGATATATTTTTGGTAACTGATGATGGATGTCATGATAATGCCAGGGTATAATTGATTAAATGCTGTTGCTAATGGGTGCGGCGGGTATGACCCAGAATGGATGTGGCGGAATCGGTCGCTAACCCCGCTTCGGAATGCAGCCCCATCGCTACCGCTCAGGGTCTCAGAGAAAAAAGGCCGCCCGGCAACCCACGCCGATGTAGGAGGTGCTGCGCGCATTGGCCAGATCGAGCGCCCAGACCCCGGCAGTCGCACCATCGTACCAGTAGCCCCCGGCGCGCGGGCACAGCTCGTTAGGCCGATAGTCCCATAATCCATCGCTGCCGTAGGCATTCGTGCCGCCGACCCCGCCAGCTAACGGAATGCCCGCCCCAGCAGCCGCCCACGCATTGCCGGAGACAGCCTCGCTCAATACCTGAGTCGCCGCGCCGAAATATTTTAACGTGCTGGATGCGGTCAGTGCCCCATACGTTGCGCCGATGTTGTCATATAGCGCGGCGATTCCGGTTGCGCCCCATAGGTCTGTTGCTAGTGTATTACCTATGGTGACCGAGGCCATGTCTACCGAGGTTTTCAGCAGATAATAATTTGTTCCGTCCGAGGTAATACCGGGTTGTATTTCCCATAGGGTGCCGTTGAGGTCGACTACGCCGCAATTCTGGCCGTTATGCGTGGTTTTGGCTAGTACATTTGCC